TTGGACTTCACCAAATCTCGAAGCCGTTCCAAGATGGAAAGTAGTAACTCCAGGATCAGCTTTTTCTCTTCAAGAAACTCTAATAACACCAGGATTAGACACGGTAACGACAATACAAAGAACAATAAATACAAGCACAACAGTAGAAACTACAACTACATTTGGGCAGTAGCTTTAATCCTTTGTCCTGCAAGGGTTTTGGCTAATACGACCGTAGCAAGCCCGTCTAGTAACGCACAGGGTGTCGTTAACAACAATGCCACCATGATTACACCTTCTTCTATGCCTTCTTTCAGAATGAGTCAGGGTATTGTCTGTGCTTCACCTAGTCTTACAATCACTCCATATGTAACCGATTCTCATACATTTTCTTTACCAAGAGAAACTGTTACCAGACAAAATATTTATGACGAAGATACTGGAGAGATAAAATACGTGCAAGAAACTCCCAGATTTGAAAAGGAGAACTTTAATTTAAATTATGGTATCTCTGCTCAACTCAATATTCCATTAGGAAAGTCTCCAAAACTTTGCCATAGGGCAACAGAAATAAATATCAAAAATCAGGAATTATTGTATAAGAAAACTAAATTAGAGATTGCTCTTCATAGGCTCAAAATATGTGCCGAGCAAGCAAGATTAGGTGTTACGTTCAAACCTAACACTCCTAATGCGGTTGCTTGTGACGATATTGTAGTTACTATCCCACCAAATCAAGTTATCCCACATACTCACAAATTAAAATAGACAAGCCACGGGCTGTGGTTAGACTTGTCTAAAAAAACAAAGGCTCTTTGTATCGGCAGAGCTCAAAAGAGTGTACATACAACTTCCTTTGCTTAATATCTATTCTACCTTATCTTTTTTCTTTGTAGTTAATTTTTTAAATATATTTTTTATAGCTGGTTTGATTATATTGAGAATAAGAGGGCTACTCGCAGCCACAAGGCCAATAACAGCAGTAGAGACAATAGTGCTAGGTTCTGGGATGTATTGATCCACAAATGGAACATCTTCATATAAAGTTATACATTCAACCCCATCTTGCCCTCTTTCATGTCCAATAACACGCTCCAGTCGTTTTTCGTTACGAAAGTCTCCAACCCTTTGATCTTTTTTACCAGGACAAGGTTCTAACTCAATATCTTTATCTTTTGGTATTTCTGGTATAGTTTGTTGCTTTGTTTCTGGTAGGGGTGGGGTTTCATTATTTGTAGGAACTTCTTCTGTAATGACCAAATTCTCAGGTGTATAGTCAAGAGGTATAAAACTAGGAAATGGTACATCGCACGTTGTATATACTCCATTAGGATCATCCAATAATAAATTACGATTACCAGTGTTTTTTATATCACGATGTTGATAGGTACAACCAGGAACATCAATATCTGGTGGTTTTGCAATATTTATATAATGTTGGCTGTATGGTTCTGGTATATTCGGCACATATATTTCTGGTATATATATCTCAGGAATGCTTATTTCATTTATTTCCAATTATTTTTTAAGAAAAGGTATAGATTGACCTGTTGTACTTGGTAAAGCATTATCTAATACTTTAGGCATCATTCCCTGTACACCACCAAGAACTTTATTCATCATCTTTGTCTGAAACTGTTCTGATGTTACATATTTATATCCAAAGTACCCTCCACCTATTACAGAAGTTACCATTACAAATGAGACGATACTCAAAATGTTTGCGATTTTTTGAAACATGGTCAAAGAATTACTTAATAAAATGGTAGCACCACTTACTCTGATGGTGCTGTTGCTTCTTGTGGGGTTGATGCCTCTGTATCTGATGGCTGCGATTCTTCGGCTATCGCTTGAATCTCCAAAATCTGCTGTTCCAGGATCTTCATTGCCCCATTGACTTCATGCAAAGCAATAGTAAGGTTTTGCCTTTCTACCGCAAGTTTCTGTAATCTTTCTTGTAAATTCATAATTTAATAAAGTTTTTTACCATCAGTAATAGCTTTATCTATAGCTGTAAACGATTCGGATGTCCAGATAGAAGTCGTTCCATCAAGTTTCTTGTACGCTTTGATAATTTCAAGATGCTCTACATTACGCTTGATTTTGTCTTTGTAATCATCATCAGTTTCATCTGATGTCTTAGCGGTATTGATGACAGTTACGCTATCACCAGCAGCAGAAAAGATTGCTGTAATTTCATCTGCGGTTCTTTCTTCCATAGTTAAAAATTAAGTTACTTTTAGTTTAACCTGCTTCGAGGGCTGTGACTTTTGCTGATAACTCTTTAACTGCATTTACTAAATACCAAGTTATATTATCAGGATTAACTGAGTAGCATCCTGTAGACATTTGTTTTACAACATCAGGCAATATTTCTTGTATTTCCTGTGCAATAACACCAACCTTAATGCCCTCACTATCAATCGCAGCATGGGATGGTAAAGATGGATCTACTTCTTCTGGTGTTCTATATTCAAAGCTTCTTACTCGAATTTGGTTTATCTTGTCTAATCCAATATTATTATCAACAATATTTTTCTTTATTCTTCTGTCAGATGTGGTTTGCCAGGCAGAAGTATTATCACTATTGTAAACACCTGCTGAACCACCAAAAAATCCAGTACTAGTTCCTTTTCCTGTAAGTGCATTTCCAACAACAACTTGATCAACCCCGTCAGCAGCACTAGGATCAGCATTTCGACCGATAATGAGGTTATTGTTTCCTGTGGTAATTACATCGCCCGCATTGTTTCCTACGCCAATATTACGATAACCTGTAGTGGTGGAATCTAAAGCACCTTGACCAACAGCAGTATTTTCGTAACCCGTTGTGTTTTCTCCTAACGCTCTAGCACCTAAAGCAGTATTATCACTAGCAGTTGTGGCATTAGATAAAGCAGCCCTACCCACAGCAGTATTATCATCTCCTGTAGTGTTTGCTCTTAAAGATATCTGACCTACGGCTGTGTTATTTCCTCCAGTTGTGTTTGCTGTTAAAGAGTGGTAACCAACGGCAGTGCATTGTGATGCAGTGGTATTGGCACCAAGGGAAAAAGCTCCTAAACCTGTGTTTTGTGTTCCAGTAGTGTTTGCATCTAAAGCATTAGCACCTACGGCACAGTTATCATTTGCAGTTGTGTTAGCCGCTAAAGTTTCATAACCAAGAGCCGTATTACGAGTTCCAGTTGTATTTGCTGTTAAAGTTCTATAACCAACTCCAACATTAGCTCCTCCAGTTGATAAAACATATCCGGCATTATCCCCAATAATTACATTAGTAGTTCCAGTTAATGTTCCACCGGCAGAAGCATTATCTCCAATCACTATATTTTGTTGTCCTGTAGTTATACCAGAACCTGCATTATTTCCTACACAAACGTTCTCTCCGTTTCCTGTAGTTATTCCACCACCTGCATTTTGACCTACGCAAGTATTGCCTGGGGAAGTTGTACAAGAATCTAAAGCACCTTTACCTACGGCTGTGTTGTTAGTTCCAGTTGTGTTTGCTCCTAATGCAGCAGCACCTACCGCAGTGTTATTAGCGGCTGTGGTATTAGCATCTAACGCATCACTACCAACAGCCACGTTGTTTGATCCAGTTGTGTTAAGTTTTAATGCTGAATTTCCTACTGCTGTGTTATAACCTGCTGTCGTATTTGCAGACAATGTAGCGAATCCAACGGCAGTATTTTGATCTCCAGCCGTATGAGCATCCATACTATTTTGCCCTATAGCCACATTATAATTTCCAGTTTCATTAAGCAATAATGCGTTTTTACCAAGACCAACATTACCCGCACCTGTAGTGGTAGCTGCTAAAGAACTTGCACCTAAAGCAGCGTTATCTGTTCCAGAAGTAAGGGCTGTAAGAGCATTTTTACCAATAGCAGTATTATTTCCACCAGTAACAGAAGCATCTAAAGCACTTTCTCCAAGAACTGTGTTACCAGCAACAGAGTTTGCACCTTTACCAACAGCAACGCTATTGATTGAAGCATCAGCACCTATAGTTAATGAACCATCTAAACCTCTTAATGTAATCCATGCATTGTCAGCACTATTACGCATTTTCAGTAAAGAGTTAGACGTATCAGCCCACAACATATAAGCAGCAGTAGTACTAGGTGCAGAACCAGAACTATTATTAGTTAATATTGCTTGTAATACATTATTAAGGTCTGATCTTACGCTACTCCCTGAGGCGTTGTCTATAACATAATCATGTGTAGCCATTACTTAACTCAATTTTTTATTTAAGTATATCTTAATTCAATACTAACTACCACGCCCAAATCCAATGGCTGTATATTTGAAATTTCTATTTACATTACTTCCACCATTTTTAACATCTATATCAAATCCCGTTCCAGAAATATTTGATAGGAAAAATTCATCTCCAGCCGTCATATTTTCAATGGTTATTCCTATTGTTGGTAAAGCAGATCCAGCAGCAATACTTGTTCCAGCAGATCCCGTAAAGAAACTATTAGCAAAAGTCACAGATTTAGTTGAAGTCGTAGAAGCAATAACTGAATTTACTGTTTCAGTTCTTCTTTCTAATTCTGCTGCATAACCTAACTGATCTATTTCAATACTTTGAGCAGGGTCATCTGATGACATTTCACACCTAAATCTAAAGCCTCTAGCAATAAATGTACCATTTGCAAAAATATTAAATTTAGTAAATTCAGCAGAATAAGTGCAGTTTCCACTTGTTGTTGCACTGCTCGAAGCTGTTACCGTGAAAGTGTTTGAAGTTGGTACAGTTATAATTTCATAATTTCCACTTTCAGCAGTTCCAGTTGAGAATGTGATCTCTACGTTACTGCCGACAGAATAACCATGACTTGATTTTGTTATTGTTATAGTCGTTCCAGATTGTGCATAAGTAGCTGAGACAGAAGTTGCAGGGTCGCTGTCAGTTGAACTTACTAATAATTTTGCGTTTACATCTGTTGCTTTTGCTCCATCAAAATCTGTCCATGTATCTATATTTGCAGTTCTATCATTAAATAAATCACTTGGATAAAAACCTTGAGTTACAAAATGTCTTGTAAGTCGTAAAGGCTGTTTGCTCCCTAAATCTAATTTATTTTCAAAATCATAAGTAGCCGAGGTTGCAGTAATAGTTCCTAAATCATCAAAATCAGAGATAGCATCAAAATCAGAAATAGAATCTATCAGAACTGGTCCACCCAAGATTAAACCATTTAGAGAGCTATCAAAACTACAGTTAACTTTTGTACCATTGAAGGGAGTTGAATCTGTGTCTTCTCGATCAACAAAAACAGCTAATTTTGGCTGTGGATCAGGAGTTGACACAACAACTGAAGCCTCTCCAGAGCTTAACCTGCCACCATCATCTCTAAATTTAAGAATATACTCTCCATCAACTGCTGGTACTAATGTTTCAGATACGTTTCCTGGTAAAGCTGGAATAATATCAACAGAATTAGTAAATGTACCCGTTCCATCTGTAAGGTTACTATGGCGAACAACTACGTTTCCACCATGCGTAACATCAATATCTGTAGCCTTATCAAAACGTAGTCTAATAAACTGATCTGAAATTGGTTCGACAAGTAAATTAGTAACATCCTGTGGTAATGCTGTTTTACCTACAGCTTTAAAAGTTAAATCAGTTGATGTTGCTGATAATTCCCCAAGAACATTGTATGAAAATATCTGTATTTCATAAGTACCTTTCTGACTGTTAAATATTTCAAAATCAGGTCTTGATACTTTTTCACTTACATAGTTGCCATTTTCAAAGCGATAATTCACCTGATATTCAATAACACCAACGATAGGCTGCCAACTAATAATTATTTTAGAAACTGCTTGGTTATTAATAGGAATTATTTTTTCAACAGCAATTAAACCAACGGGAGGATCTGAAAGTTCAGTTAATTTACTTATATTTCTTGCTGGTAAAGCAGATCCATCTTCAATAAAAGCATATTTTTCATTTACATAAGATAAAGCTGAAATTGCATAATTTATTCCATCTTGTTCTTCAATACTAATTACTCTAAATAATTGTGATTGGATCGTAGAGTTTGATATTAAAAAATTTGCATTTACATTTGGAGCTTGGGAAAAAGCAGAACTTACAGTTATAGTTCCATCTGATACAGATGAGATTGTCTTACTTTCAAAAGTCCCATCAGGTAAAATTACAGCTAAAGTTGCATCTCCCGTAGGATTTCCGATCGCATCTACCGCAAAATCAGTCACAGTTGTGTCATCTACAGTGACAACAGTTGTTGAAGTGACACTTTTTAATCTCCCACCTCGTCTAACTCCTGCTCTTACTGGATCCTGTATCTCAATTACTGCTCCTGGTCTTACAACAACTCCAGAATCTATAGATGTAGTAAATGTGCAGACCTCAGTTTCATTTGCCTCGCTAAAAAGTATTGCACGACCCAATCTGGCAGCTTGTCCTCTTGAAGTACACGCAAATGCTTTTACTTGCTTTACGATTGTGCCAATCTTACTTATCAAAGAACTATCTTCTACAACCTCAACGTCTACTTCCTGACTATCCATATTGAAATATGAAACTGCCACAACACTATGTCTTTGCTTTAAACTACTCCCTATATAATTAAATCCACCCTCGCCTACGTTAGATAAATTAAAAAGATAACTTGCATCTGTTGGTTTATCTTGTGTCATGTTGACAGTACCAGCAGCCCATATAGGCATACAACGCATTACACCTGATAATTCATTAATTACATTAAATACCTCACCAGAACTCTGAATATTCACATTGCAACTAAACCTTGCTTCTTGTCCACCAAAACCATCATCAACTAAAGTGTTTGCAAATTTACTCGCATTGACAAAAGAAAATAAATCTAAAGTGCTATCAGTAATATGATCTCCTAACCCATAACGAGTATTAGTAAGTAAATCTAATAAACACATAGCTGGACAGTTAGTGTAAGTCGCAGCACCCATTACTCCATTAAATATATAGCCAGTAGGATAGACAATACGACCAGTAGCACTATCTACTGTTGGAGTACCTGACCCACTAGCACCTGCACCAGGAATTCTTACTTTTATTCCTCTTATCCTAAATTTTCTTGCTGGTACGCCACTAAATAACTGCGAATCTAATCTTATTGAGTTATACGCACTATTATCGTAAGTAAATGCTTCATCAATGATTTCTGTAAAACTTGTAAATTGAAAAGCGTCTATAAGAGATGAATCTGTGCTATCTGCTGTTACTCTTATCACTCTAATATCTACAGGAAAAGCACCTGTTATATTTACCCGATAATCCTTTTGGTATTGATCTGCTGTGCGACCTGTAATAGTGTCAGATATAACATCAGTAAAACCACCAGAATTATATTGAACTGCAATTTTTAATTGAACAGAAGAACCTAATAAATCACCTTCATCTGTTGCTTTTTGTATTTGTGGAAATGTTACTGAAACTTTAATTGCATCAACACTTGTATTTGTAATCTGTCTTGTTACGGGAGCAGTTGTTGTAACTACAGTTCCCACAGGTATTGTTGATTGACTAGTTTCTATTCCAGGTATTTTTGTTTGACTACTCGTACCGAAACGAGAATTAAACGTTACATTTTGAAAATTAAAGTCAGTCGTTGTTGGATTAGATGAATTTGCTGTTGCTTTTAAAACAGGAGTATCATTTAAAAAAACATCTTTTAAAGAAGCATTTGTGTAGGCAGTAGTACCTTTTGTTAAACCTTCTTTTGAAGGAGAGGCGAAACCTTCTATTTCTCCCTCTGATATAAGATCAAGAAAAGTAGCAAACTGCTTACTATGTAAAGTATCTGGAGTTCTGGTGGGTTGTCTTGGAGGAGGAGGAGAACGTCTACCACCACCAGCACCGCCAATAGGTTTATTATTTTTTGTCATGCTTGCACCTGTTCAGTATCTATTCCTCCACTTATTACAACACTTCCTGTAAAAATTTCACCATAAACTATTGGAACAGGAGTTCCTGCTCTACTTGTTTGTTGAGTTCCAGAGAAGCTAAACGATAATTGTGGATCTTGTTCTGAGTTAAATTCTTTCGGTTTAGGTAAAGGAAATAACATCTCACTTACACCCGATAACACTAAACTTGCACCAACAGCTACAGCCATTTGAGCAGCAACTGCACCATAAGAAAACGCACCAATAGTACCCGTTCCAAATGTTAACCCCGTAGCCCCAAAACTTAAACCACCAGTAGCATATACAAATCCTATCAAGGCAGCACCAGCTAAAATTCTTCTCCCACCTCTTCCAGCACCAGTTATGACAGGAATAAAATGTATGTCCTCTTGTCCTATAGGATAATTTATTTCTTCTTTTCCAATATCATAATTACCAACTTTCACTTGAAAGTATTTTGGATTCATAAATTTATCAATACCTTCAAAATTATTAATTAAAAAACTTACTGCTTTTGCAAGACTATCGACTTGCACTTCAAATTCTTTATGACCTACAAATTCTGCAAGTTCTCCATATAGTTTTATTTTACGCAGCATAACGATACCTCCCTCCTGTGCATTTTAATAACCATTCAGAATAAGACTCTCTACAACTAAGTCTATCTGTTAAATGGTGTAATACTTCACCATCTAGAAATAACGCAGCATGATTTAAACCATTTGCCAATATAGACATTAATAATACATCACCATTTTCTAATTTTTCATTTGGTTTTAATAATCTAAATCCTGCTTGTAATAAAAAATTATGTCCATCCCCATTTTCTTTAGAAATTGGATTCTCCATAAATTTTTCGGGAGTTATTGGTCTTGTACCCATTATCAAATCTATATTTTTTTCTTTTTTATACCAATCTTTCACTAAAGCCCAACAATCAGTTACTCCCCATACCCAAGGTCTACCTAATAAAGGAGGCTTATATCCACATGGTTCACAATAACCCCAAGTTTCTGTTTTAGGATTAACAATATGCCACGGAAGTTGACTTTGTTCGCAACTGATTTGATCTGCCTGACTAGCAACAGGAGGTGTTACAGGATGACTATGAACAATAGCTGTAATATCTCCCGTATTATCTGCTTTCACATAATCTTCTGGATCGAGAATAAAACATTGGTGATCTGTCATGGAAAGATTACGACAAGGATAGTATCTTTCTTTTCCTCGAATATTTAATAACAATCCGCAAGACTCTTTAGGATCTTGTTCTTTTGCATGAGCAAGTGCAGCTTCTTTCCAATTCATCCGCTTACTGTACCGATAGAAGGAAACTCAGCACGAGTACATTGACGTTTTGGTACTCTTATCCCAGCAAGATCAAGAACTGAAGCAAGTTCAAAAACAACTACTTCTCTATTTTCATTAGCTTTTCGATCAATAGAATAGATTTCCTGTGGAAACTCTGCTGTGGGATCTGGCGTTCCATAAGGATTTACATCACTGGGAAAATTAACAGCATCTAGAAATTTACCAAGAGTTCTAATACGAGTGACAGTTGCACCCGTGAGATCATTTCCAGTTGTTGTCTCGTTAACACTTAGCAAAATAGCAGTTATAGTCCCTAACGCATTACTTATTGTTAATGTAGGTCTTGGAAGCTGTCCTTTTTGAAAAGCAAAACCTTCTGCCTTTATGGGGAATCTTTGGTAAGTATTACCAGCCCAGACTATTTCTCCATTATCTTTTAATGATGAACCATTGTGAAACCTGTAAATAGTAGTAGCACCATGCAAACTATTGTCTAATTGCAAAGTAAAAAGTTCAATTATTGCTGACGGATTTATATTTTGAAGATTACTGACAATAGCAGCACTACTCATGGCTCAAACACCTCTCTAAATGTTGCTTGAATTGTTGCTCTATTGTTATATGGTATAGATTTATTCCAGCCTTCACAAACATACAATCCAGCACCAGATAAAGTAATTGAGACATTACCACTATTGGTGGCACTAGCAGCAGCAGTAACAGTAAAGACATTTGAATCAGTAACCGAAGCAACAATAAATGTACCATCAGTTGCCGATCCAGAAGTGTAATCAATACTAAGTTCATCTCCTACAGCCACACCATGACTTGTAATCGTAATTGTTACTGTAGTTCCTGATTGAGAATAAGTTCCTGTCTTTGTAAAACCTTCTCCTGGTGGGGTAAAAGTAAAGCTGGCACTATCGTTTGCCCTGCTGTCAAGAAAGCCCTCGATAGTGTCCGCCTCTGTTTCAGATACATTAAAAGTAAAGTTATAAATCTTTGGATTTTGATGAGCAGCAAGTCCAAATAATATTCTGTGCTCATAACCATCAGCAAAACGAACTGTTCTGGTTAATGGTGCGGATCTCTTTTGCTGTCCGTATGTTGGTGTGATTGATGGAAAAGTAGGCATTATGCAAGTAAACCTCCAGGTCGTTTTTGCTTAATTAATTCTGATTCTATCGCTGCTGACAATACAATACCCAACTGCCTTCCCTCTTCTTCATCTCCTTCTACATTAGATCCAGAAGCATCTACATTAACAACAACAGTAGTTCCACCACCAAGAGCATGATTTGGTGTAATCATTCCTGATGAAGCTGGACTAAATAACTCAGGACCACGTTCTCCCACCAAATAACTACCACCTCTTTTAACTGGCCCACCTGCTGCTTTTGGTTCAAAAACAGTTTCCACAAAACCTCCACTTGCAATGGTAGAAGCATCTGCACGGGACATACCAAAATCATCCATAACTGCTCTGGTTCCAGATGATGTAAAAGCATTAAATACAGAACCTAAAATCATTTGTGATAACTGATTAGCCATCATTCTTGCAGCAGTGTCTAAGAAATGATCTGCAATACGATTCAGCATATTTCTAAACGCATCTGATACAGACATTGTTCCTTTTATTATTCCCTTAAATGAATTTTCAAATGAAGTTGCCATTGTTTCTGATAAAGTCAAAACTGTATATATTGGATTTGCTAATTTTTTCATTTCATCTTGTAAATCTTTTACTTTATCGTTAATAGCAGAGAAAGCTAAAACTCCTGATTGTCCAAATTGACCGTTAGCCTCATCAACAAGGCCAATCATGTTTCTTACTTCTTCTAATGCTATTTTAAAATCTTTCATCCTTTGAGTTCTACCTTCTTCAAATTCTTTTTGTGCTTTATTTCCCCTAGCTTCTCCAAATCTTTCGGCTCCCTTACCACCTGCTAAACTTCTTTCAAACTCGCCACCAAAAGCATCTCTTAATCTATCTAAATTTGTAATTTGTTTCTTTTGAGCTACATCAATATCATTTGCTGCTTTTGCCCTAGCTAATGCCAATGCTAATTCTACAGAAGCACTATCATTTATTAAATTTTGTTGTAGTAATTGAGTAGCAACTTGATTTCCTATTTTTGTTCTAGCTTCAAAAATTTGATTAGCTAATTGAGCCTGTCTATTTGTTGCTGCTAAAGTGTCAAATGCACCAGAATCAGTACCAAAAATTTGTGTTAAAGATTTAGCAATACTTCCAGAACCAAATTGTGAAAATGCTCCTAATACGCCAAAAGCCTCTTCTTTTGTTATTCTTAGCCGTTTAGCAACTTTATCAATATCTTCTGCTGTAAGTTGGGCACTACCGCTTACATCTGAAAAACGAACATTTAAAGCAGCTAAAGATTGATTAAATTTATCATTTTTATCAATAGCGGAGCCTATTGCAGTGCCAAGAATAGATAACGCAAAACCAAATTGACCACCAATTAAACCACCTGCTGCACCACCAAGACCACCACCAACTGCTGCTGCACCTGTTTGTCCAAAAAGCAAAGGAAAAGCTCCACCAATGATTGCACTACTAGCCGTGCTTCCAAGTTTTTGCCTTCTTGCTCTTCTTTTTTCTGCAAGTTTATTTGCTTCTGCTTCTGCTTTTTTTCTTAATGCAGTTTCTTCTTTTATTGCTTTTTTTACAAAAGCATTTGATCGTTTCTCAAGAGACAACTGACGTTTTGTATTAGCTGCTCTCTTCTTACTTGCTCTTCCTCTTATAGCTTCAACTTCTTTTACAAGTTTCTTTTCATTTTCTAAAGCCCGTGCAATTTTTTCTCCCACAGGAGATGTTTGCCCTGATAAAGATAATGACCTAAATCCTCCTCCTATTCTTGATCTTTGACTCTCTCTTATGTTTCTTAAAACATTTGTTTTTATTGCTCTTTGATTTTGAGCAGCAATACTTGAATCAACTGTCTGACTAAAATCAGCAAATCCAGAGCTAAACCTACCAATTCTACTTTGGAGTAAATTTTCTCTAACCCTATTTCTTAAATCTATTGAAGGTGTAGCTGTATCTAAAGTTTTAAATTTAGAGCTTATTCTTGATCTACGACTTTCAGCAACATTTCTTCTAACTCGATTGCCACTTGAAGATTGAGCTACACCAAATCTTCTGGTTTCAATTTGTTTTAAAATACGAGCTTCTTCAGCTAATTCTTTATTTAATTCTTTTTGTGTTTTTAAAAGTACTTGTGCTGCATTGTTAAATGATGTCGTACCAACTGCTGCATTTCTTAAAGCTGTTCTTGCTTTATTTACAGATTCAGTAAGATTATTTATAGTTTTTGGAAATTTATTTGCATTAGTTTGAAGTGCTTTATTAAAACCACTGACTTCTTGTGTTACAGCATTTATATCTTTTCTAAGTTTTAATAATTCCTTTGCACCTTTTAAAGCAACAGCAATATCTACATTATAATTAGCCACTTGCTATAAAAATTAAAACATTTTCTCTATATTACCTCTTTTTACCTTTTAAAGCACTAGATCGTTGTGCTTGTTCTCTTTGTTGCTCAAAATCTTCATGTTCGATCTCTGCATAAGCAGCCCAACCTATCATCTCTTCAATGGTAAGAGTCTGGCATAACTCAGCTACAGTTTTCTTTAGTTCTTTTGCTAAAGAAAATAAAAACTGCCAATCTTTATTAGCTTTTCAAATCGGCTTTAGCCTCTGATACCTCCTTATCAGCACCAGCATTAATCATTGCTAATTGTATTTCTTCAAGAACAGAAACTTCAACTTCTCTTCTAAGTGAAGCCTTATCTCCATCTTGAAAAATTCTTTTACCATCTTCATCTAATGCTTTTTCTATCATCATTTGTAAAGCATAATCATTTACGTCATCTGATGATTTTTTTTGTATTGCTTCTCGTTCTGCAATAGTTAATGGATTCCAATAAACAGAAAGAATTACCTCATCGTTTTTAATAACATCGTGTTTATAAAGTTGAGAAACTCCAAACTTGTTTTTTAAAAGATCAACTGCTCTAGTCATAAAATTAGTATACTTACTTTAGTATACTAAGCGTTTGCGGTAAATTGGCAAGATATTAAGCCAAGAAAGTGTGAAGAATCATCTAATTCAATAGGAGCAGGACCGACAACATCAAGCACTCTAGGATCACAACTAAACGTATCAGTATAATCAGAAGCATTAACAGAAGTAAGCCCATCAATAACAGCTTCTCCTAATGCAGATAAAGTTGAACTACCTTTTCCTCTAGGAACGTAAATATTACATTGAATAACACCAGAATAGAAATCCTGTGATGCTCCTTGTGTCTGAGTTGTTGCCTGTGCAAAATCAACAGACATAAGAATATATTTTTTTGTTTTTCCTGGTGTTTTATAAACCATATTGTCATAAACCATTTCGACAGTAGCATCTACTGCTGCAACTGCGTCTGTTACTGCCTTTTCAAAAGCTGCTCGTGTGTTAACTAAAGTCATAGATCAGTGTAATCAACAAATACTGAAGTAGGATCACTAAATCTACCAATACCAGTGGGCTTGAATTGGACATTTGTTTGATCTCCTCTAACTCCAGTACCAAAGGTAGCAACGCCAATTTTTGGTTTCTTGTCATTAAATATTTCATTAATTTTTAAGCCAATTACGTTTTGAACATAGAGAGGAATTTTACTATTTATAGAGCCTAAAGCTCTTGCTGCATATTGTGATCTATTACCAATAAATACCTTAGAAAAAGGTTTAAAATTAGGTATCGAATCAATAAATCTAGGTTCAATTACTGCTTGAGGATTATTCTGATCTCCTTTCCTTCGAGGTTTTATATTACTCCACGGAGCAACTGATTCTCTAGCTTCATCAGGTCTGGGTCTTTGAGTTCCAGCTGTCCAACTTGAAACAAAAAAACCAGTATCAACAGGGCTATATTTTTGTGATCCTTGATTAGATAAATCAGATAAAGCTGCTCTTATAAAAGTATTAAAATCTTGCTGTAAATTACCAGTAAGATCTCTCTCTATATTTTCAATACCTCTAGCTCTAGCCATCAGAACCTCACTAATAAAGTAAACAGATAAGTCTGTCCACCCTGTCTTGTATCTATATTAACTATCTGTCCTACTCTTGTAGATCCAGCATAAGTTAATGTAACTTCATCTTGAAAATCAGGTTGATTATCTCCTATCAAATCAGGTGTTATATAAACCTTTGCTTCTCTTCTTTCCCTACCATCATCTTCAGTAGATTGAACAAACTCAACAGGAGCATTAATGCTATAGGTCGTATCGCTTGTAGAATACGCACCTGTAGCTGTGTTATAACTTCCCGATGCTTTTTTTGTATAAACA